CTTGGTATGCACATATCTGGCGACAAAGAACACTACTTGCACCGCTACAACCGAGAGACAAACGTCAACAAGGTTGTCATTACAAAGAAAAAGAAAAGCGGTGGCTTTGGTGAGTCATCAACAATCTATTACATACCGAATGAAGTTGAGCAGTACACGACAGCAGATCAAATCTATGTGGCATACATGGAACAAGTTTGCGGGGTGAAGTCATGAGTAAAGAAGCAATGCGCCTCGCGCTGGAGGCGTTGGAAGGCGTTTACCAATATGGAAGCGACACACTGTCGGGGCCAGCAAAAGGTCAACCAGATGACCGTAAGTGGCAGCGTGATGGCGTTCTTGAGATGACGAATCGGGCTTACAAGGGAATCAAATCCCTAGAAGAAGCACTAAAGCAAGAGCAGGGTGAGCCTGTGGCGTTGGTTACGGGTGTGTATGGTGGCAGATTTACTTATGCGCCATTCAAAGAGTCTTTGATGCTGCCTATTGGCATGGCTTTGTATTCATCACCACAACAACGCAAGCCGCCAGAATGGTACGCGCAGTGGATTCGCAACAACTACCAAGACCATCCAAACATTGCCACACTTTGCGATGAAATGACAAAAGCCGCCCACGGCATTAAGGAGTAAGACATGAGTTATGACATGATTGACCGCTTCTTGCGGAACAACTTAGGTGATGACGACTATGCGGAGTATTCCGCTGCACTCGATTCACTTTGTGCGCCACCACAACAACACACATGGGTTGGGCTGACGGATGAGGAATTACAAAAAATTCTGCAAGAAGTTTCAGGTCAAGGCTGGAAACCGATGCTTGAAGCCATCGAAGCCAAACTCAAGGAGAAGAACACATGAACAACGAAACACAAAGAATCATGGAAGCATTGATACTGATCTACGGCAGTGACTTGCAGGCCGCAACAGTAACTGTGCTACTCAGGGATGGCGACACTGCTGTGCGTTTTATTACAACAACTTTGCCACAAAAGGAGACGGAGAAATGACACCGTTAATTAAAGAAATGGTTAAGTTGTTTTCGGTGGCTGACCTTGATCCAACGCAGATGCAATGGTTTGATGTAACTGGAGCAATCAAAGAATACATTGGCTATGACCAAAAAAAGTATTTACTGCATCCAGCGCCATATAAAAACATGATGCTTTGCGGTCGTACAGAGCAGGGCGACTTCATGCTGTCAGTCTTGGCAGAGCCAGCGGCAACCATTGTGACAGGTTGGATTATGAAACCAACGGGGTACAAAACCCTTGGGACTTTTTTGTTTGCTGAAGACAATGGACAGCCAAAGACGGGTGAGGTTGATAAACCAATTGACCCTCAAGACCAGTCGATGATGTGCGCGATTGTTGCTATGTTTTACGCTTCGTTGGACATGAAGGTTGAGGCTTACGTACCAACAGTGAAAGACACATTCACAAACAGACGCAAAATTAAAGAAGGCAAATTGCCATCTTATGACTGGCATACGGTAGTAATTGAACCATCAAAGCCAAAGCAAGAACACCAAGGCGGGACACACGCAAGCCCGAGAAGGCATCAAGCAAGAGGGCATTGGAGAACCTACAAATCAGGCAAGCGTGGTTGGGTTAAGGAGTGCTGGCGAGGCAATGCGAGTGCTGGTGCAGTGTTTAAAGATTATGAACTCAAGCAGGATACAAATTAAAGGAAAGCGATATATGAACACCGAAGAAATCATTGAGATGGCTAGACACGCAGACCGCGAATGGGACTGCGACAGAGATATGTTTGAATGGCTTGAGACTTTTGCAGAGCAAGTAGCAGCTAAAGAGCGTGAGGCGTGTGCAAAAGTGTGTGATGCAAGATATATGGGCGATAACAGCCGTGAAGATATGGAAGCCAAAAGATGTGCCAAAGCAATCCGAGCAAGGGGTAATGTATGACAGAACAAGATGTAAGTCCATTCAAAGCGCTTGATTTCATTCGAGACAATGCGCCAGCCTATGCGATTGCAAAAGCAAACGTCGTTTACATGACTGAGTATCGGAAAACAGTCAAAGCAATTCTGATGGCCTCGTCATCCGAGAAAACTGAGTCTGCAAAAGAAACCTACGCCTATGCTCACATGGATTACCGAGTGCATCTAAGGGCTTTGCAAAAGGCCGTAGAGGAGTCTGAAAGATTGCGATGGTTGATGGTTGCCGCCGAAGCAAAAATTGAGGTCTGGCGAAGCATTGAAAGCAGTGCCAGGGCCGAAGGCAGGTCAACAACATGATACGAGTGCCAATCACTACAAGCGAATTAGCCATTTGCACGTATGTTGGCAAGTACAGAAATCACATCTCAAGTCAGTACATCAAAGACAGGAGGCAAGACAAGTCCCAAGACGGGATTGATATTCTTGTCAATGGTGTGCTGACTGAGTATGCGGTTTCAAAATTCCTCAACCTTCACTTTGACTTGAACTGTGAATTCAGGAAATTCGGTGCTGACTTGATTTCTGCCAAAGGTGCAACGATAGATGTGAAATGCACTACAAAAATTGGAGGCAACCTTAACGCGGTTGTTTGGTCAGCGCAAAAGCCTTGTGACGTTTTTGTCTTAACCGAAATTCGACACTCTCACGTCTTGATCGTTGGATGGATTGATCGAGAATCTTTCCTTCGGAACGAAAACAAACGAGACGTAGGGAATGGAGATTTTTACTCTGTTCAACAATCAAAACTTACACCCTTCAAAGAACTTAATGACCAAAAAACACTATGACCAAGTGGCAAGACTCGGGTGCATTTTGTGCCACAAACTCGGACTCGGACAAACCCCTTGCGAAATCCATCACATCAGACGTTTTGGAGGCAAACGAGACAACGCTCCAGTCATCGGACTATGCCCAGAACATCATCGCGGCAACACGGGTGTTCATGGGCTTGGAGCAAAAGGTTTTGAAAAACGATATGGCTTTGGTCAAGACCATTTGCTCGAACTGACAACGCTTTTACTTACGCAAAGGGACGAGTGCCAGACTTATCAATGATGAGTTTTGACTTCTTTGGCACATCGCCTTCGTTGGTAACAATCGAAACGTGTGTCCAACTATCAAACTCACGAATGACTTGCTGATATGGCAGGTCGCTCGCAATGATTGCTTTGGTTACTTGATCTGGAGTCATGTTTGGCACACGAATATCAGCGGCACAACCTCTGCGGTGATCGCTGGTATCTTTTGAACCAACCGATGTATTCACATCATGCGAACGAAAAGCACTGTTCACCATGATTGGTTTGTTGCCAAGCAATATTTTCACCTGTTCCAAGAATGCCGCCAAACGAGGCAGATTCTCATAAGCGTTCACCAGTACATCTTTTCCATCAATAATGCACTTCTCCTGCGTTGTTGGAGTGTTGTCAAACTCACGATGGTCGGTATGAGTTAACTCTGCAAGAGAAAAGTGTTCGGTCAGTTGTGTCATTTCATTCGCCTTTTTTGCCCATTATTTTTTCAACAGTGCGACCGCCAAAATAAGCCGTCATCACCAACATGCCCCATTGCCCTAATAGGTTCACGTATGACTCACTGATTTTGTAACCTGCGCCGTCAAGCAGAGCAAAAGTTACATACGCAGTCAAGATGTAAACCAATGTCATTGGACGAATGTTTTTTGACAACCAAGAGTCAGAACCCATATCTGACTTCCAACGCTCGGTCACGTTAACCTGCTCCACCTCAAAAGACTTGGCATCAATCTCATGCAGTTTCAGCATCAACTCTGGATTATCTCTCAGCGCCTTGGTTACATCGCTCACCGATGGGGTGACTCCAAGTTTGTCAGCGATGGCTTTTACCGCCATGCCGCCCATTGGTCCAACGATTGCGGTTGCCAAAGCAGGAGCCGCGCTTTTCAATATGCTTAGAAGTTCGTCCATGTCATACTCCAAATTGTGCGATGCCAAACATCACGATACCGATACTGCCGAAACCAACCGACACCCAAAACAACGGCATAAACACAGCAAGTATTGCCGCCGTAGATAACACAATGCCAAGTTGCAAAGCAATACCAGCGTATGTGTAATATGGTCCACGCTTCTGCGCCACCTCTCGATCAGCCTCAAGCGCCTTGGCAACATACAAAATGTCTCCCATGTCAGACTTCATCCTGTCTGAGTCGTGTTGTCTGTTGCTCACCTCATATATTACGGAGCGAACATTCTTTGCCTGATACCAAGCCCATTGATTGTTTGCCGCAATAGTTGATGAAAGCACTTTGCTGGAGTTGGAGCCACCAAAGTAGCCGTTCACAGCCAGTAAAGCCGCGAGTGCTGTGATGACAATCGCTGCTCGTTTTTTGATGATGATCTCAAGTTCACTTCTCGTCATTTTTGTTCCTTTCAAAATCTTTGATTTTCTTTTCAATTCTTGCCTCTGCTTTGTCAATCTTTACCCACATCTTGAACAGTACGGGAGTGATGATTAAAACGATTGCAAGAATCAAACAAGCAAGAATTACCATGCCTCGGTAAATAAATTTATCCATACCGCCCACAGTTCTATTACGAACAACATCGTTACGAACAACCCGACCGACAAGTCCACTTTGTCGTGAAACGCTTGCTCTCGTTGCCATTGTTCATTTGCCCTTTTGATTCGCTCACGTTCTTTTGCTTTCGCTTGCGCCTCAATGACGAGGGTGTACTTCTCTTGAAACTGATCTCGAATGTTGCCCAATCTCCTTGGGGCAGCCGCCATGAGTTCACTGAACTCTAAAGCCATATCGTTAATCTTGCGCTCGTACTTCATCAAATTAGCGGCTTCTCTTTTCGTATTTTGTTTTGCGTTGAAAGTGTTGAGAATCTTGTCTTTCTCATCAAGTATGTAATCAAGTATTACAGACTGCGCTTCCATAAAGTTGGTCATGTGGTCAAAGAACTGGTCTTTGACTTCTTCTTCTGTCGGCACGTGGTCGATGTATTCCACTTTTGCGACAGTCTTTGTTGCACTTTCAACTGCCGCCGCAATAGGGTCGTGTCGTGAAAATAACCCACTAATGAATCCAATGAAGCCTTTGGCCTCTTTAACAATCTCTTTGGCATCAGTGACGCCTTTTTTGATTCGCTGGATTTCGGCCTTGCCTTCAGAGAGCATCTCGCAACAAGAACGAACACCTGCGATTGCCGCAGAAGCCATTTGAAATGCAAGATATATCTCTGGACCCACATCATTTGAATCCGTGGTTCCGAGCGAAATCTACGATTAGGTAGCCAACAGCGCAAATAAAGAACCAAGCCAGACCAGCCATTGTCTTTTCAATGATGGCTTCCCTAAGACGGATGCTCTGCGCTTCACGTTTAATCGCTAAACGTACCCACTGTAATTCCTCATCTGATATGGCGGGAATGATATGGGAGACTTGTAGGGCTAATGCTATGTCTGCGACCAGTTCTGCACGTTCTTCGGGTGTCATTGTTTCTCAATCAGTTGGGTTACGAGAGCCTCAAGTGCAGCAATTCTAGCGTCTTGTTTTAATGCGTGTTCCGCTAATTTTACCGATGAAACTAGGGCGGCATTGCCATAAGCAACAGACAGTATTCCGTTGGCATCTGCAAATACAGCCTGTTCAAGAAACTTTTGAAGTTGTTGAGCAGACACACCGACCTGAGTTTCATCCATGTCCAAACGGTCATAGATGCCATGCTTCAGTTGAGCAAGAAGTTCAACAAAATTGTCTTGCAATGGCCTCCAGTTTGTTTTCAGCGTTTCATCAGAGTTCGCTGTAACCGTTCCACCGCAAGTTAAGTTGGTTCCGTTGAAAGTCAGGTTGGCAGAGCCAGCCATTGTTCCAGCGTTGTTATACGCAACTTGGGTCGTAGTTCCGATTACTGCACCAGTTCCGTTTGATGCCGCCGTTAAACGACCCTGAGCATCAACTGTAATGTTTGCCGCAGAATATGAACCAGCCGTTACAGCAGTGTTGGCAAGACTGATTGCTGGAGTTGTACCTCCAGAAGAAACGATAGGAGCCGTTCCAGTTACGCTGGTAACACCTCCACTTGAGCCGCTTGAGGCTGCAGTAATGCGCCCTTGAGCGTCAACTGTTAAGTTGGTCGCCGTGTATGAGCCAGCCGTTACCGCTGTGTTTGCAAGAGCAATGGTTCCGCTTGTGGTGATTGCCCCGCCAGACAATCCAGTGCCAGCGGTGATAGATGTAACAGTACCAGTGTTATTTGTATAACCAGATGGGTTTGATGCCGCATAAGCACCAAGTGCTGTTAAAGCCAAAGGAGCCGTGATTGCGCCTGTACCGCCATTGGCAATCGCCACAATACCAGTTACGTTTGCTGCTGTACCAGTCGTATTCTGGTTAAGCGTTGGAATATCTGCCGCAACCAAGGCGCGAAACACTGGAACTCCTCCACCGTTGGGCGCGCCAAGAACATAGTTTGCTGTCTTTGATGCGTAAGGGTTTTGTGTGTCGCCATAACCGCTTGCAAGACCGATTGCCGGAGTTGTACCTCCACTAGAAGCAACAGGAGAAGTACCCGTAACTGAAGTAACTGTACCTAAGTTGGTTGTGTACCCACTTGGGTTTGTGGCTGGATATGCCCCAAGGCTTGTCAATGCACCCGCTGCTGTGGAGGAGTTTGTCCCTCCGTTTGCGACTGGGAGAACCCCATTAACACCAATAGCCAACGATACAGTGTTCTTTTCCCACAGGCTTGTGGCACTGTTATAGACGATAGTCTGACCGTTGATTGGGCTTTGTGCGCTTACGTCATGAAGTTCGTCTAGCTCATATCCATTCTGAACTTTGACAAGCAACTTGCCATGCACAGCATGAGCATATTCAACAATCGCTACATATACAAGATGCGTAGGAGCATAAGGCTTGGTAGCAGTCAAAGTACCTGCTGTAGTGCCGCTTAGATACAACTGATCGCCATCTGTATAAGCAGAAGTGTCAATCTCAGAGACAACACCGATAACAGTTACAAAGCCATTGGAGTTGTTGGCTAAGTCAGCGGTAATCAAACCTAAAGTCTGGGCTGAAGTAGCGTCCGAAGTGGCGCTTGCTTTTGAAACTGTTGGCTGTTGACCAGTTGCACCAGAGATGTAAACAGCAGTGCCTTTGGTAAGTGTAGAACCAGTCGTATTACGAACAGCAGTTACCAAGGAGGAGGCTGGAGAGTTCTGAGAAACAGAAAGGTCTACGTTCGTACCCACCGCAGTGACAATGATGCTTCCATCGGCAGAGGTGGCAGTTTGCAATGCTGAATCAGCCTTTACACCTTGAGCCGCAGTAGCGTAAGCGGTTGAATTAGTCGTTGCTGCTGTACCTAATCCACTAATATCAGTGTATGAGAGCGTCACAGTTCCAGTACGACCCGCCACAGAAGTCACAGCATCAGTGTTATCAATCTTTTGCCAAACGGTTCCATTGAAAATTGCCCAATCGCCAATATTCCAATCGGTGACGCCGTTAAGGTTGGTTGAACCAGCCGTACTAACAACGTAGTAATAACCCTTAGAGCCAACGCTAGATGTCAGTGCTGGAGAGTTTGTCGAAGCATTCCATGCGCCTTGATAACTCACGCCGCCTTGGATAGATGCTGGAATTTGAGATAGTGGAACAGTGCCACCAGCATCAAGCGTTGCAACGCCCAAAGCGGCTCCTGCGGTCAATACTGCGGCAGAGCCAAGGCCAAGGTTGATTCGCGCGTTTGCAGCGGTAGAAGCGCCCGTTCCGCCGTCAGCGATTGCCAAATCAGTGATGCCTGTGATTGAGCCGCCAGTGATTGCGACACTATTAGCATTTTGTGATGCAATCGTTCCCAAGGCGGCAGGTTGTACGGCTGTATCAGCCTTAGCGCCCTGCGCGGCTGTTGCATATGCGCTTGCGTCAGTTGTCGCCGCAGTACCAAGGCCAAGATTGGTTCTTGCTACAGCCGCTGTTGTCGCTCCTGTGCCACCCAAAGTCAATGGAACTGTGCTTAATGAAATATGGTCGCCAGAGACTACAACTGGAGATGTTCCAAAATATGTAGAAGTGGCGATTGGCCCAACATCAGATGTAGTGCCATTGGTAAAAACCGTATGAAGATACTCAGAGCCGCCAATGTCAATAACGGAAATGCTGACAATGCCATTGCCAGCAACACCACGATCAAGCGCAATAACTTGAGTTGGTGTTGATGTAAGTTCAAGCGTTACATTGTTTCCGCCTTCTGCAATCAAAGTCGTTGCAGGGGTTGGAGTTAAGTTCAGTTGGACGTTATTAGCATCCTGCACCACCACGGAAATATTTGCCATATCATCCCCTTAAATAACAACCACACCATCAGAGCGGACTAAGAACATCAAGAAAATGATGTTGTCCTCTGCGGGAGTTGGAGTTACTGCGGGGAAACTGATTTTGATGCGACCAGTGAAGCAAACGCAATCAACAGCGTTAATTTCCAATTCAGGGTCGCTTGCAATCAAACTCCAAGACGAATCATCAATAATTAACGTAAACGAGCCAGCGGCATCATTACGGTTAGAGATTGTCAGAGAAACTGGAGTAGGAGTTGGGGTGTAGTTGCCAACATCAAATGTCAACCCATTGCGAGTGTCGTTTAGATTGGAAACTGTGCGACGAACAATTTGAGCGTCAATGGTTACGCCAGTCAAGTTGATTGGCACACCAAGCGTGTTTAATGCCAGATTCCAATACGTTTGTTGATGCCAAACAAGTTCACCAGCAATGATTGGGTTGTTAAAGCCGCTTACTTGCGTAAGGGTGTTTTGCGAAAATACAGCCATGATTTTTCCCTGAACTCAGGTTGTGACGCTCCCCATGTACTCACGGGGCTACGGAAGTCTTATTTTATCGTGTCACAGAAATCAATGGCTCAATATTTACCTTCGGCAAACACGTTCACGAACACCGTGCCGTCTTCGAGGGCTTCGAGTTCATGCCACTCATTTGCCACAAGGTTGACAGGTTGAGTGTCTTTGGTCATCACTAACTCACGGCCTTCTTTACGAGCGACCATTGAGCCTGCATGAACCATGGTTAAGTGCGCGTAAGTGTGTTGATGACGTGGCAACCCCTGCCCTTTGTTTGCGTGGTACACATTCAAAGATGCACCGTCATAAGTGACTTGGTGGACAGGGTTAATTGTCTGCATTTTCTTGCACCACTGGGACGTCTTGCCATTTGCCTGTGTAACCCTGCATGGAGGCCGCATAACGAACTTGGAGAACCTGTGAACCGTCTGCCTTCACAAGCAAACGAAACTCGGGAGAGGAGCCTGGGTAAATCACAATGACTGAGCACCAGTTGTCGCGGGCTGCGCGATCTCTGGCGGGGCTACAAATGGTGCGACCTCGCCAAACTCACCGGCCTTTGCGCGTTCAAAAAGCTCAACACCGTAAGGCATTGGGTCATGTGACGTTGCACCAAATGGCATGGGCAGGTCAAACTCTGCAAACTTCACCTGTAGGGTGATGCAGGTTCCATCTGCGCTGGCGTATTGAGGGCTTGATGCTGATTCGATTGTTAACATATTATGTCCTTTTTATGCAATACGGCAAAATAAACCAACTGGTACATACAGACCAGATTGTGTACCTCCCATATACCGCCAAGTGCCTGAAAGATTATTGACATTCGACTGCGGGAAAACCCCACCTACGCACGAGTTTTGAGCAAGTGAAACCGAACCAATCTGTCCTGTACTAGCCCCTGCGGAATAAGTTGCACCAGAAGTTAAAGTTATATTACCGCTATTTACTATACAAAATGCGTAAGCGCCAACAGTATTAAACCCCGGAGCGGCAATCGTCAAAGTTCCTGTAGTTGTGATTGTTCCGCCAGACAAACCATTACCTGTTGCAATTGAGGTTACTGGAGGACTATTGAGCGTTGCGCCTGACGAAAATGTCAGACCTGTTCCATTAAGACTTGAAGCCATTTATTTCTCCTTACGGTTGCGCTGTGATGACGCCAGTGTTGTCGATCTGAGCGACTACTGTGCCATTATATTTAAAAACAAGGCTGGTTCCAACTTGAAGGATTACCCAGTTTGTCGTTGCAAAACTTGCAGATGCAGAGGCTGTTGCGGCATTGCCTGAGATGTCTACAGGCCAAGTGCCAGTAGCGCCAGTGCCATCATTTGCAGGGACGCCAAGGTTGCCACGAGCAGAGGATGCAGAAGAAGCCCCTGTGCCACCATTGGCAACAGGAACAGCGTTTACCAACCCATCAGTTGCGTCAAGTTGTCCAGCAGTGTTTAGGTTATTCGCCAGTTGCGAAAGATTGAAAGCCTGAGTCATAGTTTTCCTTTAGGCAGCGCCTATTCTCGCAAAAGTTTGCTGATTAAGCAAGGTGACGCTATTGCTGAATGGAGTGGTTAAAACCCAACTTGCAGCGTAAGCATTGTAATCATAGGTCTTGGTCAGCAAACATCCATTGGCATAAACTTCCATCGACAGCGGGTTGCTGTTGAATGGATATGTTGCCTGACCGTTTACCGAGTAAGTCGGCGTGTTAGAAATGTTACTTGCTGGAACCGCCAAATTGTTTGGCGTGAACTGAATCACAGTCAAACGACCAGTCAAAGGAGCAGGGAAGCCGTCAATTGCATTTGTTGTTGGGTTGACGTTGTAATCAATCTCGCTGATTTGTACGCCGTTTACAAAAATGAACTCAAAGCCATTCCTAACCTCGTATTCAGTTGGCAAGAAACTTGTGATTGCTGTTACATCTTGATCGTAACGAGTGAATGGAGCATAGTCAGAACCAGCCGCGCGATAACGATAGATTGAGTTTCCAGCAGTTGCTCCAACAATCGGAGTTGTAAACGTGATGACCTTGGTTGTCTGATTCACAGAGGAAACAACATACGTCAACGGAGTTCCAACATTACTGAACCCAAGAGAATCCCCTACTTGCACTTGATTCCAAGGCAACCCAGAGTACGTCACGGTATTTGTTCCGCTTGATGCAATGGTTACATTCAATGGCTCGTAATAAGCACTGGTGCTGTTTCCCCGCATATAAATAATAACGATGCTCTCACCAGTAAAGCAAGCAGTATTCATTACAACAGTCGTTCCAGTCTCACTGTACTCAGTTGGGTCAAGCAAGTCGCCGTTACGGAACACAAGAATCCAGCCAACTGTATGAGTAAATGAGAAACTCGTTTGACCAGACGTTGCGCTAAATACTTGCTCTGTGTAGTAGAAGTTGTCAGACTCACTAAATCCAACCACCCGACCATATACGTCGATTGTCAGGGTCGCTGCTGTGAACGATTTGTTGTAAACACCAGCGCCAAAGTTCAAAAAGTCATGCAAGTTGACTTTCATAGAGCCATCGGTATTGTTGGTCACTGCTAAGAAACCATCGTTTACGTTATTACCAGTAGCGCCAGTCGTGATTGTTTGACCAGTACGAACATCGAGATCAATGAAACTCTGAAGGCTTCCAGATGGGTCAAGCAAAGCCGACCATTGACTTGTGTCATAGACCGAAGTCTGTGTTGGAACAAACGCTCCACCAAGGTTTAAATAACCAGCATTGCCAACATCAAAACTAAACTTTCGGTTCTGTCGGTTGGAATACAAAAGGTAATTCAAAGTACCAAATGCAGACACCGAATACCATGTATATAACGAGGCAGTTGTCCCGCCGTTGGCTGTATCGTTGTTATAGATACCAAAATACGCTTTGTTTCGAGGGTTGTAACTAAACCCAGTTGAACCAGTTGAGTCATCAGCGTAGGCAACTGCCAACCATCGTTTGCTGAATTGGAATGTCAGTGGACGCCAGTGCAATACAGCAGAGGATGCGGAAAAGTTACTTGCTCCAAGCGAGTTGACATACTTGACAGCAAAGTACCAATCACCTTGAGGGATATTACTCAGCGTGACATTACCCATTGAAGTCGCTGGAGCGTATGGATTACCACCAGCATTGACCGCAGTCGTACCAGCAAAGAATCGCTGAGACAACGTAGGAGAGGCGTAAGCAGAGTAATACACCTCGGCATATTGGACGATGCCATTACTCGCCGCAGTTACAGCAATATCAAACGAAGGCACTGGAGCCGATGTTTGAATGTTGACCACTGAAGGAGCATACAAGACACCAAAGCCCAAAGGTGAGCCGATACCTGTATTTGGAGATGGAGTGAACTGTGTGATGTTCTTATCGTCATAGACTTGAGCATTGAACTCCATCAAAGACAAAGAAGCAGTCACAGAACCATCATCGGCAAACTTTTCGACAATTTGCGATACACGGAAAGGCTTGGCAGTCCAACCATAACTTGCATTGGTCACGGTAACAATGTCACCAGCCTCAAGTTGAATACCAGAAAAATCAACATCAGCCTTAATAATCAAATCTTCCCGTGCCGCTTCCAAGAAACGATTGGCAAGATATTGAGCGCGAACACTGTTGTTCACCAAAGGCAGGCTGATTGTCTGTTTATTGATCGGCTCGTTTGGATAAAGTAAAGCAGGGTCAATCACAGCCAAATCAAAGATTGAACTGTTAAAACTGTCTTGAGCCGAACTATCTGGAAACTTGACTTCAGCAATGTTGTAACTGGCAGACAAGTCAATTGGAGATACTTGAATGGCAGAAACCATATTGGAATCATTCACATCCATCACAACCGTGTAGGTTGGCTTTTGAACGATAACACCCCAAGTGCCAAGAATCTCGTTGTACTTAATCAAGCAATCACAGCATGAAGCCATTGATTGCATATTCGCCATAATGGTCGCATTGGTATCAAGCGTACCGTCAAACCTAAATCTAGTTTGAGTAGCAGTGCCACCAGCATAAGGCGTGTATGTGAATGTCTCATCACAATACACGTTCAAAGCAGTTAATGAAGTTGTGTCAATTTGAGACAACTCTAGGCCAGCACCATAGCGTTGTGATTGCCAGTAATCACTGAAACAATCTCCGGGCTTATGGCGGCTGTTGGTCAACTGGAACTTAGTCTGCTGAATACCTGTAATGTTTGCATCACGGTTATAAGTCAGCTCAATAATGGCAAAAGCCACATTGCTCATCAATTTTGTACCGTCCCATGTATAAACAAGACCAGTTGATTGCATGATCTGAATTGCTGTCAACGTAGTGTTCACGCCAGATGATGAACCATTCTTGAACAAGTAAATGTTCATCTTTCCGTTAACAGTCGTGTCAGTTACGCCAGTTGATTCATCTAGCAGGCCAACAACTTTATAAGCATCAGTTCCATCAAACACGCACTTCTTTCCACCCCAATACACATCACCAAATGTGTAAGTATCAGGAGTGCCGCCAGTTTCAGTGTTTGTGACTTCGCCTAAAGTAAGGACGTAGTACATCTTTTGGTTGTCAGATGTAATACTCAAGTCAGTAATGATGCCTCCAACATAAGCAGAACCATAAATTACTGGAATCTTGTTGCTTCCAGCAGGAGGAACTTGAACTCTACTTCCGGGGTTAGGGGTTGCCCCTCCAGCTCCGGGAGCATCAGGAGCAAGCGCCCTGCTAATAATTGATGAAGCAACAATGTTAATTGCAAACGCAGTAGCCGTCATATACCAAACAAAGTTGGCTGCAAGCGTTTCATAAGCCCATGCTGCAATGATTGAACCCGGCATTTATATCACCCAAAATTCTTCTAGTTTTTCGAATCCCAGTTTGCCATATGACAAATCGGGGCTATTCACCATTTTGCTGATAAAGAAGTTACAAATACGACCAGTCTCTTTTAATTGTTTGGCTTCTGCCACATACATTGCCAACAAACGATAACCCGCTGTGCCGCCTCTATGTTCTGGATTAACCCAGTATGCCAACTCGGTCAACAGCAAATGTTTTGGAGACCATTGGCTCGGATGAATGTTAGCCAATAACATCCCAAATATCCCGCCATTTTCAGCGACCAACGCAATACCTTTTCCACTAATAATTTCGGTCAACATTGTTGCAATATAACGCTCATCATCCGCTTCATTTAAGAATTGCAAAGGAGTATGGGAACGATACTCACGCAACAAGTTAATCAACGAAGGAATATCAAATGGAGTTGCGTGACGAACTCTCATATGTCTTTTCCAAACTGATAGTTGATTGTTTCAATGAAGTTCACTCGATTCATGGACGTATCACCAGAATTAAAGAACTGCCAAGAGTTGTTATTTGTATAACGTCCAGCAATCCTATTCTGCAAAATCAATTGAATGGATGATGCCGCAATCGTAATCGTTCCAACATAAGAGCGAGATGTTTCCATCCAAGTCTCAGATATTGTGAACGATGTAATGATTCCACTGAAGAACTGGTACAAACCACCAGAGCCGCCACTTGTCAGCAGTTGGTCATCTGTGTTGTAGAAGCCATGCCACATTTGGATTTGAGCGCCTTTGACGTTCTGTCCTAGAACCCATCCAAGCAACGCAGCATCAATGCCAACAATCGTTACAGTAGTATCGTTTGCCGTGCTTTTAATGTCCCGCTGAACATCACCAACCTTCATCAGCGTACCAACAGCACTGAACTCAGTTGAGTCAACAGCCGATACCAATGTGTTTGAAGGCGCTGTCGTGAAACGATAAATGTCTGTCCCAGTATTAACCCTAACAAAATCCGCAGTGCGAATATTGTTTGTTCCGACGACAGGAGCAATCACGTTCATAATTTAAATGCCTCATACATCATAGGACGCTTTCAAATGCTTTGAATGACCCACTCCAGTTGATGAACGAGTCATTCGTGATTGGGGTCAGCGAGTACGTTGGATAGTCTCGCAACACAACTTGGAATGTGACCCCAGTATAAGTCGAACCACCCATTGATACAGTCGTTCCAAATTCACCAGCAACACACGCCACAGTCGTTGTGAGCGCTGTTAATAGGCTCCGATGTACTGGGACGTTGACCGTTGGGTTTGCGCCTCTCAGAACGTCAGCGGTGACGATGTAGGCGTATAAACCAACCTGAACAAAGTCTCCAGCCTTAAACAAGAATACTGTACTTGCGATTGCTGGCAAAGAGCCAAGCACCAAAACTTTTGCCGCACTTGAGGTTTGCCATTGGCAAGCCACAATTTGAGCCGAAGTCATCGACCCTTGATACTTAATGTAGTTCACCCAACCAGTTGAGCCAAAATTCAAATACTGAGGTAGAGCCTTGTCAGGAATACGCAAAGAATTAAGAACACCTCTGTTTTTTGAGTACAGCAAATAGTTCATTGGCTTCAGCTCAAATGCAAAAGGAACAACAGTCAGAATCTCTGAAGTTGTTATCTTTTGGTTTCGGCTGACCGTTTGACCAACAAACCGCTGGTCATTGATGCCAACTGTTTCGCTGATTGAAAGGATGGTTTGCAAACTCATGTTATCGACTCACTGGTAGTGACCGTTGGGCTGATTGATTAACCGCCCAAATTGTCTGTTTATTCTTAGCCAAGAACTGCGTTGCAGACTGTGTATCAATTGCACTCATGCTGGCAATGTATGGGCCGTTGTAGACAACTTGGGGTTGATTGTTTTGACCACCTCCAGAACGACTTGTAGGGATGATTGTGCCAGACCCTTGAGGGATAAACATCTCTGGACCACGTTCGCCAACCATGTATGGACTTCCACCACCCACAAAACCGCCATCTGCCTTGGCTGGCATTGGACCAACAAAAGAATCCGATCCGGGAGTATATTGACCACCAATTCCAAGTGAGCCAATAGCCATGCGGAACAGCGCCATCGCTTGCATCTTCATTTCGATTGCAATCAGATTGCGGATAATCGACGCTGTGAAATCTTGGAATGAGAATTTTCCAGTTTGTACAAATGTGTCAATAGCACTGGAAATCCCTTGTGCCATGGTTTGAAAGTATTGCCCACCAGTGGTTGCGGCATTTTTAGAATCTTCAACATACTGACCGAATGCTTTATTCCAGCCGAATTCAAAGGTTCGTTGCTGCTCGACCTGCATTTCAATTTCAGCCTGAGTGAGTTTTTCATACTCATGACCAAGTAAACGAATAGCAATCGCCTGATTGTCAATCTCATCTATTACGTCTTGGCCTCCATCATGCGCGGAGGCTTCTTCTCGTTTCTTTTGGAGTTCATCAAGTTTTTTACTTGTGTCATCAGAAACTTTATTTACCGCTTCTTGAATCTTTCGTTGATTTTCAGTCATGAAAGCCATGTCACCTTGCGATTTTAAATTCGACAAGTTAAATTCAAGATGACGTTTATATTCAACAGAAATAAGTTGCGCCATTGCAAGCATTTGCGCTAACTTTTTGGCTTCTGCGGTTGCTTCTATTTTGCGTTTTTTGCCTTCGTCTTGAGATTTTTTACTATTTTCCCAATCCTTACCCATCCCAGAATCAAACTTGCCAAGAGATGCGTCGTCTTTGATTTTTTTGTATTCTGCAAGTGTTCTTTTTAAATGCTCAACATCTTGAGTAATCAACGCCGCAGCAAGATTGTTAACAAAACTAATTGTGTCGCCCAAGTGTTCAAATGCAATTCCTACTTGATCTATTTTGTTTGGCAAATCGTCAAGATACTCAACCATCTTCAACATTGAAGTGCCAACAAATGCAGTGAAAACCACTTTTGACTCGTGTGTTCTTTTTGCCAGTAAATCCCAAGCGTTACCAGCATCTAAGATTGATTGCGTTTGGTCTTCTGTTAATCGTGTTCCGCGCTGCAATTCTTCATTGAATCCAACTAAATCGACACCTTTCATTGATCTGCCAAAAGCATCATTCCCTTTTGCGTTGCGAGTTACGGTGTCTCCTATTTTTGCAAGATTGCCTGAAACTTTATTGAGCAGTTGCTCATTTGATAAACTTCCAAGTTCTTTCAATGAAACGCCCATTTTTGCAAATGAGTCTTGCGCCTCTTTATTTCCAGACGCCGCTTTGTCAATAAAATTCGTAAATGAACTAAGCATTCTGCCAGCGTTCTCAGCCTCGCCACCTGAAAGCATCAAAGCATTTTGAAGTTTCAGGATTGATTCCACCGTCATATCGTTTGCTTTTGCGGTATCTGAAAGTTCATCTGCAAACTTCAGTGCCTCATGAGCCATTGCAGCAAATGCAGTAGCTCCAGCCGCCGCAACAGTCGGTATTCTTTGAACAAATCTTGCTAATTGTTTATCAGCATTTTCCAAGCCTTGTTGGAACTCCGCTGAGTCAAGCCCAAGGACAACGCCTAACCGTGCCAGCATACCCATATCATTTACTCCTCGAACAGACTTTGTGGCGCGTTTGGACTTGCCTTCATAAAGGTAAACAAACTGTCACTTATCTTGTTTGACTTTTCTGCTTCAGTCAAAGGAGGATAAATGTAGTTGTAACCCCGTGGAATCATGTCTTGTAGTGTGTAGGCGCGTTGATTCTCTGGCCTCATGTAATTGTAAATCGCTCCCGTCAAAGAACCAAGCGTTTCAAGCAATCCACGGTTGCCTATTTGCCCATCAACGTACATGATGCAAATGTCCGTAAATCGCTCCTCATCAATCCCATCAGGGTCAGTTCCGTGTGCAGACAAATAGGCTTTGACCTGCCGACGGACTGACCCAGTTATTTTCCCTTTTGCGCCTCGTAAGACGGAGAAACTGTTTTTGTGATTTCATCCACCAACTGCATCTGAATCGGGAATGGGAAAAGTTCCTCAATCATCTCGTATGTAATAGATGACATATCAAAGCCCTGCTCCTCTGGAACTAGCATTGAAAACATTTCGACAATGCGGTTTTCCATCAAACACTTGTTCTTCGCCGCCTCACGCATGGAACGACCATCCAAAACGACGTCGTTGTCTAGCCACTCACATTTAACCGACTTGTCCTTTGTGCCTCGGAATTGCTCTAAAGATTGTGTGAGTTCTTTGTAATATTTGCCAACCCGTTCGTCGTTGAGTTGTTTCATGCGAATCTGCATAGCCTCAAATTCAGAAGTCAATGGAACTTTGACTTTGAATGTATGACCGCCCATAGTGAACGAGCGAGTCCTCACCATGTCTTTGTTTTTCAAAAAGTCTTTACCAAATGCGTTTGCTAAATTGTTCATGTCGTGTCCTTATTTGGCTTTTCGAGCCTGTCTTGCTTTGTATCTATCAATCGAATTTTTAATGTCGGTCGCTAGGCTGTTAACTATAACCCCAGAATTACTCTCAAGCGCAGAGCGTAAGAATGGTTGTGGAGCCACATGAGCCGTGCCAAATTCAGCCGCGATTGCCCTTGCATCGCTCTTTATGCCGACCTGCTTTATCTTGCTCTTTGTATTATGTACGTTAAGAAACTTTGTTTTTGCCAGCACATTTCCGGGAGCCGTTGTTACCGTAGCCACAACAGTATCTGTTTCCGAAATGTATTTCGACGCTTTCATCTTCTTGTTTGGCTTGCGAACCTCGATGCGAAGTGAAGCCCGTAAAGCACCGCTGTCAACTGGAACGTTCATTTTTGCCGTCACCAGTGCTGGACCCATCGCTTGACGAACAGCATTGGTAAGAATCCCGCGAGAATCTTTTGGACCAAAATCATTCGCTAGTTGCGTAAACACTTCTCGGAGTTCGGCGACCCCGATAATGCCGACGGAGAATGTTTTTGCCATCAGTCACCCTTGACGAGTTTCTGGAATACGGCATTGTTAAGCCGGACAGCAAATTCCGCTATTTCCTCGGGCGTCATTTTGTCAGCGTGATGTTTGGCAATCTCATACGCGAGGTGAATACCCACAATCCGTTGCTGAGTAAACCCAAACCAGTTTTTCTGGCCTGAGTTTGCACAGTTGACGATGTAGTTGAGCAGGTCGTCGGAGTTTTGTATTGGTGTTGTCATGTTGTAGAAAAAGCCCCGAAGGGCTTTTGTTATGCGTCGTTAGACCAGCCGTAAGAGTTGCCACCAACGGGATGAACGTGGAAAATGAACTTGCTTTCAGCAGAAGGTGACAAGTCCCATTGCATACCACCAATGCGAGCATTGAAGGCATAAGCAACAGTGTTAACACCGTCAAACACAGCGACCACAAAGGTGCGAATGGTTTGACCGCTTGTGCCATCAGCACGAATTTGCAACAGCGCAGCATCAGAAGGGTTCCAAGCGGCAGTGATTTGCATCGAAGTCACTTGGTTCTGAGTGGTGATTTTTGCACCAGTGCGAGCGCCAGCAACAGAGTAAGTTGCAGATGCGTCGTCAGAGCCGAAAGCAGGGATTGCTTCAACTGGAACAGCCATGCCAGTAGTGCCAGTGCCGCCAGCAGCAATGCCAACGATTGCTTCTACTTGAGCCGTCCAAGTACCTAACTGTGCGTCGGTCAATGGAGTTGGAGTTGCGTCGTCCTGCATCCAGAGCGTTGCTACGTATCCGGGCAAGATTTTATTGATGAGTGCCATTTTGATTTCCTTTAAAAGAGATTGATTTCAATTCTTGTCTTATGTTGGAATGTCCAGTGTGCAGTCGAGAATAACCTGATTCATACCTAACGTGTCATCGTAAGTATTAAATAACCAAGCAACATCGGCTTTGGCTACAAAGAATCCGTTAGTGGCTGGATTGCCAAACGTACCAGAGTAGCCGTGCAGGGATTGTAAGATTTCATTGGCCAAATTGAAAGTGGCGTCTAAATCTTTCGCAAATACAGATATTTGAACAATAGGACGGTCAATGCCTTTGTTGCTTTGAGACTGTCCCGTATACACCTCTTGATGTACGTTGCGTAAATTCCAAGTAAGAAAACCAGTCCCTTGTGTTGCCCAATTTCTGTTGAAGTTGGCATACACAGGAATAGGCGCAACGATGCTTGCCAGTTGAAACTGGATGCACTGTGCGTATACGGCAGGGTTTTGTTGAACGCTCATACTGGGGTCGCAGGGTCATTGCGATAACAAAGGAGCGTTACTTTCATGCGGTCATTCGACTCACGAATGTCAGTAATACGCCAATCGTATCCGCGCCAATTAACTGCATACAAGTTTTGGTTGTCCACTATGTTTCGCACGTTCGGCGTGTAATTCAAAGTGATGTTCACCAAATCCTGATACACGCGATAACGCTCGGAGATACGCAAACTGTTCGCCACATCAGCGATACGTCCGCGAGTCTCAAACCATTTTGTAATGGTGGTCGTATATTGACCAAACGTGTCAATCCCATTGACCACGTTGTTGATTGTCAGATTCTCGTATCGTGCGATTGCCATTTACATCACCAAAGGCTTGTAAGGTCGCAGCAAGGCTTGAACCCCGAATGGGATTTGCTTCAACATCGTCTCTGACGTGTCAGAACGGTTGTTGTAATAATGCGTAAGCAATAACAGACCCGCTTGCTTTATCACTGGGTACTGCGACAGAAAACTAGCGTTTTGCGTATAAGTAACCACAATCGGATTGGCAACCTGCTGATTCAAAGCGTTCGGCAAGGAGTCCAAAATGATTCGGTTGCCCGTTGGGTCATACGAGTAATTTGAGGCGCTCACAGTCTCTGTGGTGACGTTGGATGACGTATAGCACTCAACCTTGTCAACCGTCACTCCAGCCTGTCCTTGAACTGGCACAGAAACCTCTGGCAAATCAAGATATACAGCCGTGTTGTACAAACCAAAGTTTGTGTAATACGACTTGTATTGGATTGGGAAAATCGCCAAGCCTAAAAAGTCTTCAATCGCCATGCGAGTAGCGAGTTCCAAACTCATCAAATAATCGTCTTGGCTTTCATCGTCAAACAGGTTTAACTGGTTTGTGATTTCCGCAAGCGTCAGCCATGCAGTTTGAAAGTCACGGCTGATTTGCTCAAACTTAGCGTAGTTGTACGGGTTCCTGTTGTTGGAATAGAACGGAGCAAGAGTTTGATTTTCAACAGCCATGATTCACCCTTTAAGCGGCAGAAGCACGAACGCCAGCAAACGGGTCGCGCACGGAACTAGCCACTCGCTTCTCTGCGTACAGTGTGACGAATCCGGGAGCAGTTTGTTCGTAAACCTGAATGTCCATTTCCTCAATGTCGGCAATGGTCAAGAAACGATCCCAGTTTGCCAAATAGATCGGAAAATCCGTTGACAAATATGAGTTCGGAATGACAGGCCAACCAAAGATTGAACCCACTGCGCCACCTTCAAGCGGCTCGCCCAACTCCAAGAACAATGGCAAACCTTGTTGGTCTTTTAACTGACGCAGGGTTTGAATCATCGCTGGACTCATGTGCCAAGCAGTTGTAGGCAATGACCAGTACTGCGCTGGCAAAGCGTTTGCGATATTGGTGATTTTGTTGTACGTTGGAGTTACACCACCAAGCGACACTGTGCTGATTGTGTGAACACCATTGGTGATCGCGTTGCCGCTTGTGCCGTAAGCCGATGCAGAGCCGCTGGTGTACGAATCCAAGCCGCGCAAGCCGTAAGTCGCGCCAGTTGTAGTTGTGGTGGAGCCAGACTGGTCGTTGTTGACCGCCATTGATGCACCTTCTTGTTGGCTGAATTCCAAAGCCAAGTCGGTGAACAATGTTTCGCTCAAAGCGTTAATATCATCAAGCGCAGCAGTACGAACTGGCAGTGTTGCGTTAATGATACGAGTTGGCATCACCCAAAACGCAGTCGCGGTATTCGGCGAGCCTGTATTCGGAGTTGCGTTAGGGTTCCAAGGGTTTGCGCCAGTTGCGTTACCAGTTTTGGCAACAAACTGAACAGCAGACATATCTGGGGTTTTGATATTGCGTGAACCCATACGAAACGGGTTTGTGTAACGCAAAGCGGCAAAAGCCTCATCAAAATAAGTGCGACCACCAGCATCAAGACCAGAGCCAGTGAGCGAAGACGCTTCACGCAGGTCGATTGTTACTTTGCCGCCTTCTGTGATGGCCTTCTTGATGCCGTCGATGATTTTTTGGTTTGCACTCATTTAAATGGTTCCTTTGAAAAACAAAAAGAGGGGAGCCGAAGCCCCCCGCTTTATTAAGCGCCAGTCGCAGTCGAGCGATAGCGGATAACGCTGAACGGATCAACAACAGAGAAGGCCAAACGTTTTTCGCCGAAAAATGTGACGTAGCCCGGAGTTGTCTGCTCGTAGCGACGCAACACCATGCTCAAACGGTCAACGATTGATGTGCCACGTTGGAAGTCACCAAAATACATTGGGTACTGGCTGTTTGTACCAGCAGTACCAGCAGCGATTGGGCTTTCAACATAGTTATTCACCACAACGTCAAAGCCGAGCAATTTGCCGACGATACCGTCATAGATCAATGGAGACATACGCTCGAACACAGGAGTGCCGTTGTCGTCTTTCAAGCCACGGATACCAGCCAACATCAATGGGCTGATAACAAACTTGTTACCAGTTGACCAGTATTGTTGAGGCAAAGCGTGGATGAAGTTAATCAAATCAGAGTACGTAACGTTGTTGGCAGTGCCAGCAGCGTTGGTAGTGATCTGGTCATAAGTGGCAAGGCTGTGCAAACCATCAGTAGAAGCAGTACCGCTTGAACCAAAAGCCGCTGTGCTGATAGTGCCGCCAGTGTAAGAACTGTTTGCACCGCCGTATGAATTCAAACCGCGCAAGCCGTTAGTACCACCAGTAGCGGTAGTAGTAGAGCCTGATTGGTCATTGTTCAAAATCATCGACAAGCCTTCTTGTTGCGAAAATTCTTGCAACATATCGTCAACAACGTTGGCTTCCAAACCGTCAATGTCGTCAAGTGCGGCAGTACGGATAGGGAATTGAACGTTAATGTCCTGCATGTTCAACTGCCAAATTGCGGTTGCTTCAGTAGTAGCAGAACCGTTGTTTTGGATTGCATAGCCCCAAGTAGCGCCAGCATCGCCCGTTTTTGCGCGGAACTGATAGGTTGAGCCATCAGTAGACACGTTGCGAGACACGCCGCGCATAGGGTTCAACAAACGCAGTTTGTGGAACACAGGGTCATAAGCAGTACGACCACCAACGCCAGCACCAGAGCCAGTCAAGGCAGAGGCTTCGGTCAAATAGGCAGCGTGCTGGTCTTCCGACTCCCACAGTTTCAATTCAGTGTGCAATTTCATGCCACCTTGCTTAGACAAGCCAGACAACTGCTCACGAACGCGACGGTTCACGTCACCACGGACTGTTTTGGCAGGTGCGCGGATGAACTCAGGCACTTGCACGGATGCGACTTTGGCTTCCAGAGAGGCAATCTTTTCATTGATTTCGCTTTTAGCGGCTTCGATGGTAGATGCGACTTCGGTTTTCACTTCGTCGATTTTGGACAGATTAGACGCTTCGATTGCGTCAACTTTTTCAAGAACTTGTTGAATAGACATTTTCATTCCTTATTTCAGGCGTTTGGTAAGTGCTTTTGACAACTCGCGCACTTGAAAAGCGGCAAGCAACTCATCGGCTTCGGATACCACCGCATCAGGCTCACCCTGAGTTGGGGTCACTTCAACTTTTACGGGAGCATCACGCTCGGCCATTACTCGTTTGAAGATACTAGATGCGGTGGTCGCATCCCTTTTGTTAAGGCCAGCATCACGCAAAGCCTTTTCCAAAACTCGTGGATTCACATTGCCTTCAGCGTCAAACGCTTCCAGTTTTTGAATCTCTGCACTCAGATTGTTTGGGTACATTACGACAGACACTTCACGCAAACCACCTTTGGTGATCTGGAAATATGCTTCGTCATCGCCCATTGTGTTTGCATCAAATTCTGCGCCATCAGCGTTGACATACATGGCTTCTTCGGCATAAGCGCCAACAGAAACACCACCAAACATATCAGGTGACTCTTTAAGAATTTGATACAGGTCATTACCGCCAACGGTATTCAAATATAAGCGACCTTTTGCCGTCATGCCAGTGTCGTCGAACTCAAATGAGTTCCATTCTCCCATTGGCATACCCATATCGTTATGGTTCAGGAACATTGGCAAAGGTTTACCCGCGTCACCGAATTCAGTAGCCCAATCAGAAAATCCTTCTGGTTGGTAATTGAATTTGCGACCATCAGCGCCTTCTCTTGCGCCCCATGTGGTAACTCTTGCTTCAAGTTGTCCGCTTGGCTGGACGGCCTCGTTTGCGTTTTGCGATAGGCTCATTTTGGCTTCGCAAACTAGATTCAGTTGTTTCATTTATCACCCCGTTGTGAATAGATTGATTATCGTCTTGTATCTTGTGGGGTCTCGTAATGGTTGGAAGTGTAACACTGGACACTTTAATTTGTGAAGCAAAAGAAACGAGCATTTTTTTAAGCAAGTTCATTACTTTGCTCCAATATTCATTTTGCTCTTTTGATTTCCACCGCCACCACCAGTATCTTGTGCGCTTGAGCCAGTAATTTGACCGTCACCACCACCAAAGCCACCACCCGAACTTTGAACCAAATCGTTGCCGCCGTCAATATCCTCAATATTCAAATATCGACGCGCCTCGTTCGGGGTCATGATTCCAGCCTTAACACCAGCGGTCACAAAGTTCATTTGGTCAAGCGGAGCGCCTTTCAAAAAGTCTTTGGTGTCAAAACGGACGTGCAAATTAGGGTATCCGCGCAACAACTGCGACTTGAGTTTTTGCTCAATGTTGATGACCATAGGATACATGACGGTCTTGTAAAACTCGTCCAACATGGTTTGTGTGTTGTTGTATTTTTGGTCTGCAATGCCCAACATAGCAGGTGGGACACCAAAAACACCACAAATACGCTTCATTGTTTGTGTTTTGAGTGTTGCAGCATCAGCATCTTGCAAAGTAAGCATTTTGATTGGGTCATACTTCATGCCTTGGTCAAGCAACATACCTTGACCCGCTTTGCTCTGGTCGGTTGCCCGTCCACCAGTCATTGCGTTCCAAGTTTCTTTGATTCGTGATGCAAGCTCTTTGAATTTTGCGTCTGGAATCACTTGGTCGGTATAAAAGATGCCAGTTGGCTTTGCGCCGTTTTGCATGATGAAGTTGGCATAAATATCAATGTCTTGGTCAAGCGCAACCAGTTCCGTTGCCAAAATACCTTTGTTAAAACCTGACGAGCCTTGCCAAGCCGCTTCTTTAACGTGCATAACTTGGAAATATTCAAGCGGAGTATCTTTGCTAAAGCCATACGAAGGCGAACTCAGCACATACATCGGATAACGAGTCTCGGACAACTTAACCGTGATGAGAGTTGCGTCGAGGTTATACATCTCGATTGGTGTAGCAGTTGAATCCTTCTGTTTATCGCGCCAAAGCAGGGTAAATGTCTCACCAGCCAAGTCTTGCCACATACACCACTGATACCAAAACTCGTATGCGCTTTGAAAGTTGTTTGGAGTCGTTAACAGGTTCAAAACCTGCTTTGCCTTGGCTTTATCTCGGCTTCCAACGGATGCGTCCTTGATTGCGTCAACAAAGGTTCCATCGTCGTTTTTGGACATGACAGAGATGCTGCATTGGGATAATGCCCGTGCTTTTACGCCAACACATCCCATAATTGTCGAGTTGCGAGTCAATCCAGAGATGTCAACAACGCGACCAGCCGTAGTCGTGCTTGAGGTTGTTACATATAGTAATTGCTGTGATGGCTGACTTTTTTGGTCGCCAATAACCACTTGGTTACCGAGTTGCAACTGACCAAGAACGACGTTAGATTCGTTGTTAATCTTCTTTTTGCCGCTGAAAATGTCCAAAATTGCCATGTTTATCTCCTGAATTGCCTCGATATTAAATCAAAAAGCCCGAAATCCAAAACTACTGTTAACAAATGGGTTGTCCAACGAGCAGTGTGAAGCGATTATCAAAGCAATTATGCCGTCAACTTTTGCCGCCTTGTCTGCTTCGTTCTTTCGCACCTTAATGTTACCGTTCACATCGGTGTAAACCTCACAGTTACCTAATTGCCAACCAACAAACGGGTTCCCATCGTGTTTGATTTGCTTGTTCAGAATCAACTTTTCGATGTATTTGCTTGGATTATTCAAAACAGCCATACCTTGGCCTACCTTTTTAACTGGAACACCAGCATCGTGCAAGCGAGCCACGAGTGATGCCGCGTTATAAGCGTCATATCCGACTTCTTTCACATCATACTTCCGGCATTGTTGGTTAATGATGTAGTCGCTGATTTCCCTGTCGTCCATTACGTTGCCTTCTGTCAATTTCAATATGCCGCTGTCAATAGCGACTCTGAAAATGTCCAGATAGTGTTTTGGGATGAACGCGAGGCTTTGCTCTGGCAAGAAAAACTGCCATTCAGCCTCGTAGTCCAATTCGCCATATCGTTTCAAAGTGCAAACCGCGTTCAAATCTCGGGTTGCCGCCAAGTCGAATCCAATGAACACTGCTTCTGGCTCGGTTTCCCTTGGGATTGATATGCAAGCAGGGTCGTCCCAGTGTTGTCGGTCAAGCCAAGCGGCATTAGCGGAAACCCATACGTTCAGGGTCTTGCAAAGGAATTCGTTTAGCGCGGCTGGTTTGTGCTTGGCTTCTTCTGCTCGCGCGGCAATGGCATCCTCAAACACGGAAATGCCGTGCATCGGGTTGGCTTTTGCCCAAGTAGCAGGGTCGTGCCAGTCGTCACCAATGTCCAAGCCATATAGAAGGCCAAACCATCTTGGGTTGTCGTTCGCCTCGCCACGGAGCATGGACTCGTACATAGACAAGTCTTCATAAAACTTGGTGTCTTTTGTAAAGGCTGCGGTTGTGATGTAAATACGCAATGGGTTTTGCCTAGCCACCATACCAGAGTGCAACACTTCAATCGAGTTTCTGTCAACAATCTGTGCGCTCTCATCGACAATAACTGCCGAAGGGTTTTTGCCGTCACCCGTCTTTTTGGTGTCGCGGCTCAAAGCCTTGAACATCGACTGCGAATCGCCTCGTTTGCCAATGGTGTATTTGCTTGGGGTGAATAGTTCAGCCAGTTCTCTTGGCATCGCTTCGACGAATCCCTTTGCCGCATCAAACACAATGGTTGCTTGCTCTCGGTTGGTTGCCAGCGTGTAAACCTCTGGACCCGCCTCACCAAAAAGCAGTTCATACAGGGATATTGCCCCAGTCAGAGTGGATTTGCCAGCCTTGCGAGGGATGAACAAAATCACATCCGTCACCATGCGTCGGGTCAAATCTTTCTTGCCCCTGAAGCCATACACAGCGCAAATCAAAAGAATCTGGAATGGCTCTAGATTGATTGGCTCGCCAGCCAGTGGACCTTTGGTGTGTTTCAACGTCGCCGTGAAATCTAATACGTGTTGTGGGAATCGGTCGTCAAAAATCCATTCCCACTCTTTGTTCTCGTACTGGTTCAGGAATCTTTGGCAAGCCAGTTGAACACTACGGCAAACCATAATTTCGCCTTTTGCGACTGCGTGGGCATACGCTACGCCATCCTGCCAGTTCATCGTGCCATTGGACCTTTTAGGAAATTAGCCAAAGGACTCTCGCCCTCCATCTTTCCAGCAGACAAACGGCTTCTTGGAGTGAGTCCCATTTCGTTCATCAACTGGATAATGAGAGTCGTTGTCTTTTGACGGATGCCGATGTAAGGGTTCGGACCAACAGTAGCCCCGTTGTTGAAGGTGGTCACAATGCCATTCTTTGCAATTCCTCGGCTGCATTTGACGTACAAGTCGATTTGGTCAGCCAGCATCGCCAGCGTGTGTTTGTCTTGGTCGTTACCAATGCCGTAGACGGTATAAAGGAACTCAGAAGTTTCTTCGACGAACACCGCCTTGTCCCAAGACTCAGGACTGTCCATCCATTCAGCCTTGGGAATTCTTTTTCTTATCGACTCAGGCAGGGCATTGGGCATTCCTTTGCGCGGAGTAGTCCCATCGACCAAGTGGAGTTCGGGTGCTTTTTTATTGCTCATACTTCCCATAATACATGGTTCACCCCCCCTTCGTCAAACTACTTTACGCGTAATTGGGGTTCGCCCTTGCTTGTTCTAGGCTCTTTGATGTTTAAGTTTCATCCGTTTGGAGTCCGTGGCGCGTCATCTTCTATCCCTACGATGAAGGCATAGTCAATCTTTTTATAATCCTTGTGGGGCTTGCCAAAGCGCCTGTATACCCCTGCTCGTTCCATCTGCGTCTTATGTGCGTGATGCGTCTCACATAGGCTCTGGAACTTATTGATGAAGAAGGCTTCTTTGTTGATGTGTGACCAAGGGAACACGTGGTCCACTACTGATGCCGCCTCTACTATGCCATCTGCCTCACATCCCGCGCATAGGGGTTGTTTGCTGAGTTGTATCTTCCTTAGTGCTTGCCATTGTCTTGTTTGATACATGGCATTGAACTGTTTACGTTCTACCGATTCGTTCACATGAGTAGTCTGCTTCTCTTTGCCGCCATGCCCCATGCAATAGCCATTCAATTTGCTCTTGGTGTTATGGCATCCAAGTTGACTGCACTTGGTGTGTGTCGGGACGCTTGGCATTATGGTTTCTTTCCTATGAATTGCTTTCTCTTGCACGAATAGAGGCATCCGCAACTTGGCTCCACCTTCCAGTCAGGCACTTCTCCCCATCGCTCCATCCTCTCAGCCATGCCCTGTCTCATTGTCTTGCATGGTTCGTTCATGAGTATGCGCTCACGACACCCGAGGCATGTCATCTTATAAATGCCCCAGTGCCTATCGGTCTTTGCCGACTCGCAATCTGGACAGTTACCAGTAAGCATTGAACGCTTTGAGTGGATAGAACACCAATGTATTACGATACCCGTCTTCTCTTAACGGAACGATTGGTGTCACACCATGCACGTTTCGCCAAGCAGGATAGACCAGCATCGAGTTGTCAGCACTGTCTACTGTTGCGCCGTAATCAGGCACAGTGGTGTTTCCACCTTTCGCGTGGCTTCGTTTGGCAATGATGACGTTCACGCATCCCTCTAGATTTGCGGCATCACGATGGAAAGGTGCGGCAATGTTGTAGTTCGAGATGGAACTAGTGAACAAGCGACCAAAGCGCCATTGTGGAGGCACTTTCTCGTTGATGATTGCTTCCTGTTGCGCGTAGATGTTTGGTGTCAACTCTTTGATGACCTCCTCTGCCTCTTTACACACGACCAGCATCGCTTTGATATAGGTTTGTGCCGACTTGACCTGATGGACGCTAGAAATCGTTGGGTAATTGCGCCTCATGTGCGGCTTGGGTGGAACAGAGCCAATAATAGTACTGTACTGCTTGACCTCCTCCTCTTTGTTCATCATTCCGCTTGATCGGCGCATCTCGCTCTTTGGCACACGACTTGACCGTAGTTCAGCGTTGGCTACGTCTACGGCTTTCAGTAGGCGGCCAGATACGCTCTTGAGGTAGAAGCCAATTGGTTCTCCGTTGATTGTGAAGATAGTGTCTTCCAATATATTCGGCTCAATCTCAGCGCACTTGTCACCAATCTTGACGTTATGCTCAATTTGTAATAGTTCAACACTTCTCATATTGCCTCCAAGAATTCTTTTTCGAGTTCTGCTTTGAAATCCCTGCCAGCAAACATGGCAATCTGTTTCTCACGCAATGCTTCATAGTTTTTGAGCCGTTCGCTTACGTCTGTTTGTGATGAAACAGAGAAGGCATCGTCCCAGAATCCAGCGTGTTCAAGCGTTCTCCTGCTCTTACTGTCGTACAGCATCAACACTTTGCTACCAACAACTTCGTAAAACCTATTGGCAGGACTCATTGTTGTTTTGTGTGAGAAGGCATCCTCAATGTAAATAGATGACTGAAACATCGGCAATACCTTGCGTATGTCCCTGTCTCCTTTGTAGATTTTCATCTTCCTGTTCAATCCGTGGAAATTCTCGATATTTCGCTGTGATGTTGAAACATGGACCTGCACCTCATCTCCAGAGAGCCAGTGTTTGAACGTAGGGATTCGATCTTCTCTATATGCGCCGTAATAGAACAATCCATCATACTTGTGTGGTTTGATTGCGCCATCCCAGTGCAACAACTTGTTGAAGTCCACGTATTTATGGCTTTTCCATTTGTTGAAGTTTGAATATTGAGCGATACGAGACACTTTTGGGTTGTCACGTAGGAATTTGAGTTGACTTGGCAGGATGATTGCGTAGTCGTTCCCAATCCAAACAACCTCTTTTGCTCTTTGGCACAAGACTTTGATTTCATCCCTGAAGTCACAGAAAGCAAAGATGCCGTTTACCAAATAAACACGCTCAATCTCATAACCAAGTGCAACATCTGCTTTGGACTTCTCATCTACCAAACGGATGTTGAGCAGATTGCTCATCCAAGAAGCAATACGGTTTGATGCCGCTGTTGTTCCTGCGGTGCATTTCGTTGGGTTGATGACGATGTTCATTTTCCTTCGTCCTTTGCCTTTTCTTTACGCATGAAGTCCATAAACATATAGCCAACATAAGCGCCCTTGTCTCTCCACCACTTCACCAAATCAGAGGCTTCGTCGTAGTGTTCAAGTTCAAACTCGATTTGAATCGCCTTACGTGTGCCTTTCATCATCTCGTCAATCTGGTCGTCTAATCCATCTTCATCATCAAGAATGGAATAGTCCACATCTGATTTTGAGATTTCTGACGGGTCAAAAGCCAGCAAACTAATGTCTTCTCCCATCTCACGCAACTCACCAATCTCCAGCATCAACATCTCCTCATCCCATGTGGAGTTCAGAGCAATCTTGTTGTCTGCAATGACATACATCCGCTTCTGAGTCTCCGTCATGTCGCTTCCGTCAAGCGTTGGCACTTCTGTCATGCCCAACTTCATTGCGGCTCGAACGCGACCATGACCAGCAATGATGCCGTCCTCACCGTCGATCAACACCGGAACACGGAAACCAAACTCACGGATGGAGCCAGCGATTTGTGCGATTTGTGCGTCGCTGTGTACCCTGCTATTACGAGCATAAGGGATGAGGTCTTCTACTGGTTTGTAGACAATTTCTAATTTCTGTTGTTTCATGTCGTTTCCTTTTTGCTGTTCAAGTGTGTGTAAATCCAAACTTTCTTTCGTCCCACGTTGAGTGGACTCTCAATCTGCTCTCTAGTCACTTCGCCCTTACGTAAGAAGTAACACATTGCCATTGAAACTTGATTTGACTTCAATTCTGGCATTGCCAGTTTGACGTCTGTCAAAGTCAAAGAACATTGTGCCGCCTCAAATATTGCCCTGACATTCCGAGTTGCGTTAGCCATAAAAAATCCCCCGTTTTGTATGCGGAGGATAATACTACATCTGTAATAGTAGGGTCAAGCCGTCAGCACCTCGATTGCTTTGGATTTGATTGAGTCACCCGTGCCGAACCAAGTGCTATTGAGTCGCGCATCGTCCGTTCTGGCAGGCAGGTGGTGGTCGTAATACTCAGTGACAGCATTCAACAAGCCCCATTTCGTATCTCCGACCATATCAGCGCCTTTGCCTTCACCTTCAAATAAAGACATTATTTTCTTGAAAGTTCGGTTTTCTTTTGGCTCACCGTCCTCAGCGTAGGCGCTTTCCAAGATTTGAGAAACAAAGCGTTTTGCTTCTCCTGACTGGATACGTTGCTTTTGAAGATATTTCGCCATCATCATGAAGCCCTCAAACGACTGAACGGCTTTGCCAAGTTTGGACTTCATCAACGCATGGTCAAAAGAACGAGCGTGAGTGAAGGAGACGCAGTGGTCATTGTTTTGAGTTGCCATGCTCAAAGTGTTGTTGCAAACAACGCGAACAGTGGTGAATCGCGCAGTAGTAGCGAGTGATTTGTCAGCCGATGTGGACAGCAACAAAAAACCGCCAATGCCATCACCCTGCGTAACCTCTGCGAACCGACCAGTTTCAGCCAGCGCCCACAAACGTTTTCCACCAAACAAAGTTCCTGCTGTATGTAGACGAAATCCAGACTCCTCAACCAAGTCTTTAAAAAAGTCCAAAACTTCCAAAGGTTGAACAGGTTTGTAACGGTTACTTACAACTGATAACGCGGCTTTTGTGTCGCTTCGATACAACACATTCTGACCTTTGAAGTCGTACAGATTTTGATTGTCGCCAGCAGTGAAATATTGGAGTGGCGAGGATTCGATAGACCAATCCATGCCAGCCGCTTTGCGCCAATCCTCGATAGAAGCATCTTGTTGAAGTTCCTGACCAAGGCCATGCCAAGGCGTAGAGCCTACGAAAGCCATTTCGGTGTAGCCATCAGCGCGGATAGTGAGTTCGTGTGCCATTTTGTATTCTCTTTTCGTATTGTTGATGATGATTATTTGATGATGATGCACTCATTCGAGTGGTGGATGCCTTTGCTGTCCACGTAAGACTCTCCGCAACCTGCCGCCCATTCAATAAACATGATTACGAACAGAGCAGAGATGAGAGCAGTGATGATGATCTGACCGAGTGTTTTGAGAAATTTTTGCATGATTACTTCCTTATTGGAGGATGAATGAAGGCACAAGGCCAATGTCTGAGCCGATGTTTTTGTGAAACGAGTGCCAAGCGCGATAGAAGCCAGCACTACATTCCTCGACCAGCAACAACGTACCAGCAGGCCAGCCGTTGAACTCTTGCTTGAGAGAGGCGATGATTTTTCCGTTTACTTTTTGCATGATTACTTCCTTTTTGGTTTTATGGAGGCTTTTGCTTCCATGACTGAATTTTGCCTGAAAAAAAGAGTTTGTTGCGAACTAAAGGAAAATAAGTCAAAAATTAGTAAAATAAGTTTCAATTTCGTCGTTTTTTGGAAACGAAGCCTTGCCGATGCCTCAAAACAATGACCAGTCAGGGTTAAAACTGGTAACGCTGGCGCTACTTGGGGTTACAAAAAAGCCCCACGAATGAGGCTGTTTTTTGCTTAGAACGGAATGTCGTCGTCTGGAATGTCATCTGGCATGGGTGTTGCAGATGATTTACCTTGTGATGGCTTCGCCTCTCCTTTGCTTGAGAGCATGTCCATTTTCTCAGCCACGATCTTTGTGCCAGAACGCTCTACACCTTGTTTGTCGGTGTATTTCTCGGTCTTCAACTTGCCTTCCACATACACCTTTGAGCCTTTTGCAAGATACTCACCAGCGATTTCAGCCAGTTTGCCAAACATGACGATGTTCACCCATTCAGTGACCTCTTTCATGTCGCCAGAAACTTTGTCCTTGTAACGCTCACTGATAGCGATGCTGAAGTTGCAAACAGAGTTGCCGTTGGGCATAAAACGCATCTCAGGGTCTTTTCCGAGGTTGCCGATACCGATAAATTTATTGACTGCCATTTTTTACTCTCCAAGTATGATGATTAACGATTCGACTTCTGCCAAGAATTTCTCGACTTCGGTTTGCATTTCAATGATGAGTGGTTCATCACGGTCTACTCGCACAATCAGAAGTTGATTGCGCTTTGGTAGTCTAGGGTCGTAGGAAACAAAGTCACACCACTGGCGACCCGTTACCCACAACTGGCACTGGATTTGTTTGTAATACCCTGATGGCACAACTTTGTCAAACAAATATCCTAAGTGCGTTGTAGTATTTGGGCACTTAATCTCGATGAGTCCATCCTCACCAACCAAACGGTCTGGAGACACACCAAGCCACTTGATAGTTTCATGAGGCCAGAAACCCGTCTTCTCGACAAACGTATCCTTTGCGGCTTCATAGGCAATGGCTGCGAACTGCTCCTGCTCCACACCCCATTCCATTGAGGAGTTGGAAAAAGACTCTCCACCAACCTCTGTAATACGTTCAGCAACAAGTCGTACCTTGTATTTGTAGCGACCAAGCGCCTCGGTATTGCCTTTGCCTTTTGACATTACTTCAGACACGTTGGATGCGGTTACATGACCAAGACGTAACTGTTTCCAAAGGTCTGAGCCTTGCTCGACTGAACGAGGGTCCAAGATTGCATCGGTCATATCAGTTGAACCAAAGATAGAACCCGTGGAGGATTCCGATTGGGAAAAATATGGCGCCTGCAACCAAGAAGCCCCATAAAAAGTGGCTGAAACAATAGAAAATGTGTGTGAACCATGCTGCCGCACAGAATCCGAGAATGATTTGCCCCATTACGCCTCTCCCTTTACAGACAATTCCATCTTGCGTTTGTCTTTTGCCATTTCCAGTTGCTTCAGTGCATCTTGGTCACCTTTGACCGTTTTGATTGCGCCGATGTATTTGAGCCTCAAGTCATCCAAAGAATGAGCCTCCGTAATGAAAGACAACAACGGAGCAATGTCGATTGGATCTGATTCACCTTCGCTTGGCAAATCCTCACCTGCATAGATGTAAAGGCCAATTCCGAAAGTAGCGATACATTTTGCAAGACAGCGCATCATCGCGTCAGACACTTTGCGGCTGTCAGGCAGTTTGACGGCATTGTTTTTGTTGTCCATCACAGGCAGGTGCATAGTCATTGACTTGCCCATTGCGTGAACCGTACAGCGCACCATCACAGTGTCACCGAAGAATGATGGCTCAAGGAACTCCCAGTGCGCCAATGGGTCTTCTTGCAAAAGCGTATCAACTGCCCAAGCCCATGACAAGTATGAGAGATTGCCCTTCTTTTCAATGTGTTCATTGACATTGATTTTGCGTAAGTCGTTAAAAGTTTTCATGATGATTGTTTCCTGAAATGGATGATTGTTTCGGCACGGTTTTCTGCTGTTTCCTCACAATAGGCGTTGACGGCATCCCATACGAGATGACCAATGTCTTCGTAACTGTGACCTTGCTCAAGGATTTTTTTTAGTTTTTCAAACACTTGTGGCGAATCCAAACAAGCGCCTTCGTTGATTGCCTCCATAAACACGCTTGGGTCTTGAGCATTGCACTCATCCGCAAGCAGTTGTTCGACAACCTCATTCACTTCGTCTTGCTCCTCACACGCATTTTGGAACGGAGCCTCAAGCCATTTGTCGTATGCTGTCATAGTATTGTCCTTTTCATGTTTACCTGCCAGAAGTGACAGAACTATTATTTTGCCTCAGATTTTGGAGTTTTTGAAAAATGTTTGAAATTATTTTGCCTTTCCCTCCAAGCGTCAACACTTATTGGGGCTTCCAAGGCTCAAGAAGGTTTCTAACCAACAAAGCAAAAGACTTCAAAACCATTGTTTTGAGCCGCTTTATTCAGTCTGGTCACCTTGGGCTAGGCAAGGCTCGATTGTCGGTTTCAATGACCCTCCACGCTCCTGATAAACGAGTGCGCGACATTGACAACGTAGTCAAAAGCACATTGGATGCACTTTGCCAAGCAGGAGTGTTTGAAGACGATGGACAGGTTGACATTTTGCTTGTGAAACGTGGGTTGCCAATAAAAGGTGGAGAGTGTGTAGTGACTATTTCAGAAATTATTTTTGACACGGACTCAAAACTTCCAAAATCTGAGGCAAAATAATAGTTGTCGGGATAGGGGTAGCCCCTGAAAAGTTGAACCATCACCAACCCTCCCGACTCCTCCAGTGATGCCTTTGATGAGGGAACTATGTATTACTACCAATTCCATATTGGTGATTATCGAGCGGCAACTGCTCACTTAACCAACGATGAAGACTTAGCCTATCGGCGTTTGCTCGATATGTGCTACGACACGGAAAAGCCAATTCCAACAGACCTTGAGTGGGTTTCTCGCAGAATCAGGATTCCAGCCAGCGTCATCCGTGACGTGCTGAACGACATGTTCTCCAAGAATGAAGACGGCACTTGGTTCAGTCCACGTGCTGATGCTGAAATTTTGAAGTTCAACAAGTACTGTGAAGCGGGAAAACGTGGTGCGGCAAAGCGTTGGGGTATAGGGTTGGATAGCCCCCCTAATGCCCCCCTATTGCCCACGCAATGCGACCCTTATGCAAACCATAAACCAGAAACCATAAACCAGAAACCAAAGAAAGAGAAAGCGGCTGTCGCCTTGCCGCCCGAGGCGGTGTCTGAATCTGTTTGGTTGGATTTTGTTGCCCTACGTAAAGCCAAGAAAGCCGTGTTGACCAACACTGCGATCAACGGCATTCAGCGTGAAGCCAAGAAAGCGGGTATCAGCCTTGAGCAAGCCCTGCAAATGTGCTGTGAGCGCGGGTGGACTGGTTTCCGTGCCGACTGGGTTGCGGGTCAGGCTATCCGCGTTGCGAATCCTCGTGATGTAGCGAACCTCACTACACCTACTCCAGCAAATTATGACGCGGCACTCAAGAAAATTGAGGCCGACCGAAAAAACGCCGCTCCGATGCCCGAGCATATCCGCGAAAAAATGAATCAACTCAGAAAGTCTTAATCATGATGACCAAAGAAGAACAAACAGCGTTTTTAGACGCATACGGAGCGAATGTTGCAGACGCTTCACGCGAACAAGCGGAGGCATTTTTGACACGTTATGTTGCTGGTGAAGACATAGATTACGGTAGCGACTACACCAGCATCATGGATGCGCTTGGAATGTGGCACTGCGCAATCATGTTCGCTTTAACGAGGGACAAAAAATGAAACAGCCATCACTTGCCTACTGCGATTACATCGCTTATCTCATCCGTGAAAACCTCATGAATCTTGACAGTAATCATTTGCTTGACGAAGTTGGTCGTGTTCAATTTGACATCGGCATGGGTGACGAGTTCACTTCTACTGCAAAAACGATTGACGTTCTCGATATGCAGGGTAAGCAGTACCGCGTCACGGTGCAAGAACTGTGAAATGCCCATCTTGTGGAGCAAATACCAATGTCGATGAAACAAGAATCAAACCAAACGGGATTGTTGTTAGAACCCGAAGTTGCCCAAATTCACATACCTTTAAAACGGAAGAACAAATTGCCACACCAATCAAAACCAAAGAAGCAAAACGGAGCCTACGGAGTGAAGTCGAACGCAATCCTAATGGCCCTAGAACAGTATGGCGCACAGTCCCGAGCAGAACTTGAGGTGACTGCTGGAATCGACAAAAACTTGATTTCTGCCATCGTTTCTCGCCTTAACAAAAGGACTCCGCGGTCTGGAAAACAAATCCATGTGACTTCATATGTGTTTGATGCTGAAGGTGCTAGACGCTACCCGAGAGCCGTATACACAGTTGGTGATGGCGTTGATGTAAGAAAACCGAAAACCTCACCGTTGGAAAACCGTCGCCGTTACGAGGCCAAAAAGAAAGGAATGTATCGAATGAACAGCGTCTTCAACCTTGGAAAAACACGTGACCAAGTTCGTGCTGAACTGCGAGGTGTCGCATGATGGTTTACGTTTTGTGTCGAAAGTTTGTTGGACCACCTGCAAGGTTCAGCATCATCGCTGTTTTTGACGATGGCGACCGAGCGCATGAGGCTTGTGAGAAAAAGAAAGAAAACGATAGCGCCTATGCGTATCACTTTATTGTTGCAAAAAGACTGAAAGAAAACGATGACAATTATTAACGCTTTTCATCCAGATTATGTGAAGACTCATCATCCTGAGTTCTTGACTTCATTGCGAGCGCAGTCTCGTCAAACTGTTGCTGGTCAAACTCTTACGCAGTACGTTGATAGGCATCGCGAGCAAAAACCGATGCACGGCACATTGTCTGGCATCAGTAAAAAAGAAGTATCCATGAAGCCTTTGGAATTCATGTATTACAGCAGGGCAGGAGTATCGAATACGACAGCAAAAAAGAAAGGCAAAAAATGAACGACCAAGAACGAGAATTAGACTTGATAGTGGCAGAGCTGGAGCAAGAAAACCGCCTACTCCGCGCCCGTAATGATCGACTTACAAAGCAAGACTTATTTAATGATGATTTGATACGCCGACAAACAGAGCGCATTGTTGACATGGAAGATCAAATCAGAAACTTGACTGGGGAAGAATGATGAAAGAACTGACATTTGAGGAATTTTGTGCAATGCCAATGGAACTTGGTATGCACATATCTGGCGACAAAGAACACTACTTGCACCGCTACAACCGAG